GCTATTGTCATATTTGAACCTTACCTTTAATCGAATTTTTCGTCAAGAGCCGCCGCCCAATCATTAACTTGCCCTCTTATATAGGGCAATGTTAATCCTGGAGTCTTTTTAAGGAACATTCCCATGCCCTTACCCATATCGCCAGTAACCATTTCATTAATAGCTTGATAAATATCAGTAACATAAGAAGGTCCAGCACCCATTAATCCAATACCTTGCTCAATTGCTGAGTCTTGATACTTAGGTGAAATAAAGCCACCAGTTATATTCATATCATTTACAGAAAGCATTGTGTGAAGCGATTCATAGAACAAATCAGTATAGATTGCCGCTAATCCAGAATACTCAAATGCTCTTAACATCTTATCTTGAGGCTCTAATTCATCCCAAATATAACTTGGTGTTCGAAGATATTGAGAAAAGTATGCCAAACCTATCCCAATCATTGGAGCCATTACTCTGCTTTTTAAAGCACCTTGAGTATATGCCGCTGTAACTTTATTTGTTGCCGCCAAAGCATAAGAATAAAACTGAAATGGTAAACCAAGCAAAGGAATGTCAAACTTTACATAGCCTGGATAATCAGGATCTGCTTTGAAAAGTCCTCCAAGACCAGCTTTTTGCATTGTACTTTCTCTAAAAAATACAATTCCATCTACAATTTTTGGTTTATCTGCTGGTGTACCCATAAGAACAGCATTTAAAACACCACTTGAAACACTATTACCAAAACTCTCTGCCAATACCTCTTCACCAGCATCAGCCCATGCATCAGTATTACCAACATACAGTCCATTAGGCGTTTTTTCTATTACGCCATCTTCATACAGCTTTTTAATCTTCTTTGCCTCTCTCAATCCAATATTATATCGAAGTAAATATTCTTTCTCAAAAGGGCTTATTTTACCATCAGCCCACTTTATAGCTGATTCAATAAAATGATCTGTTCGAGCTAACCCATCAAGTCTTTTTAAGACAGTAGTAACTGGTGCTAGTCCATTTAAAATATAAAAGCCATTCTTAGCTCGATCTAAAAATGAATCACTCATAGTATTAAAGCTCATATCATTTACTGCTCTTTGCTGAGAAGTGCCAAGAGTAATATCGATAGCCTCTCCTTGTTTCTCAATGTTTTTTATATTTCTTCTCATTGCTGGGTTTATAGAAGCATCAAGAATTGTTTTTAAATATTTACCAACACCATGATTCATCATGCTTATTGCTGGTTCTGCTATTGTTGAGAATATAACTGGACCAAGATAGCTTAACTGAGCACCAGTTCTTGCAAGATTAACAAGATAGTTATTCATAGAATATGGATTCTTATGCAATCTTTCAGTAACAACTCGATCATACATATATCTTACTTGTAAAAAATGCCTCTGTGCATCTGCAACAGTATGACCAGCTTCTCGAGCAGACTCAAATATCTCGTCTTGTATATCATCAATGGTTTTTTGCGTACCAAACTTTTTCTTAAACTCAACCATACCAGAAGTTGTATTTACATATTTTTTATATACTGCTATTGGGTTTCTATGAATAAACTTTAGAATCTTTGCATTTGGAATATCTAATATTCTATGACGCAAATGTTTTGATACACCTTGACCAACAAACATTTGATCAATGTTTACTTCTTCTTCCATTAATATTCTGGATGATGCTTTCTGAGCAAGTTCTGTTGCTTCTTTACGAGATAAATTCTTTTCAATTGTTTTACCTTTATCCATTATTATAAATGGACGTTCCATCAAATCATCAATAAGTATATTCTCAAACTCATCTCTATGTTTTCTTATAAGAACATGATTATAATTTCTTGGAAAATATGGTTCGTTTTTCTCATGACCATAATATGTTTTCCCTTTTGCTATGTTCTCTAATTCAAGAGTAATGTCAGCAACTTCATCATTTAATTGCTTTATTCGTGCTTCATAATGTTCAATATATTTCTGAAACTTTGCTCGAGTTTGTGGTCTGAGATTGCTTTCTGGATCTGTTAGCTTTTCACGCAGTTCTCTTATAGCTACTTGTTTTTGATCTATGTCTAATGCTAATCGTGGTAACTTAGCTTTTAGAAAAGTTTCTCCCCCAATCAACCCTAAACTTTCCTTCTCCATTCTTTCTTTTTCCCAATGCTTTCTCATATAAGCAATAGCACCATTCTCAGCATCAGAATCAGCAACAGTATTCGTTATGTAATGAGTAAGTATTTTATCATAAAACTCTTCTTCAGATAATTGCTGACCACCACCCATCTTTTTTCTTGCACTTAAATAATATTTTTGCCATTCAATCTGACTCATAGACAGTAAGTTGCCAGTATCAACCTTGCCCATACCAACACTCTCTAAATAAAAGTTTCGCATATTCATTACAAAATCTCTGATTCTGCCTTTATGAGCCGCTTTATTTTGATGAACACTATTCCCCAGCATTCTACCACGTTTATGCATTTCTAAATTCAAACCACTATCAAACCCAATATTCAACATATTATACTTTGCTACTCCAGTAGCGGTCTTATCAAATAGCAAATCTTTTATTGGGTTAAATATTCCTTTGAATAAAGGACTGTTAATATACATATTAGAATCAAAATTAAATTCTTCACTTTGCTTATCTAAAGCCTGTCTACGAAATTTAATCTCTTGAAGAGTATTATTTTCACGATTTATTAATTCAGTTCTGCGTAGGGGTAACGCTTCAAGTTGGTCTTCAAGCTGTTTCTTTTCTATGCCATAAGGAGTTTGCTTTAAATATACCTGAGCTTGAGCCTGATGATCTTTGTTTTTTGGATCATAATCTTCATTAAGTTTTTTGCCATATTTCTTTCCTTGAAAACCTCTGTCTTGTACATCTTTCAATCTATAAGGTTCTCTTAGCTTAAGTTTATCTAGCTTAGCTTGTACTTCTTTTATTGTTTTATTAATTGCTGGTATTGCTACTTCAAAATGTTTTTTATCAGCTTTAAGTTGATCAGCGTCATCAAGAGTTTTTATAGTCTTTGCATCAAACTCTTTATTATTTATAACTATCTTTTCTTTTTTGCCAGTAAGAACAGCCTCAGAATCCTTGAACAATTTAGAGTTTTGAGAAAAGTCTAGTTCAAGTTGTCTTTGTTTTAAGTCGCCAACTTCTCGTTCAATATTTGCTTTGGTTTCTGCAACAGGCTCATCGACTTTTTTAGCCTGTGCTTTTATTCGTTGGGGAGAGGATAGTATTTTTTCTCTTTGCTTTATACCTTTTTCTACATTCT